TGTATCGCAAATGCTAAAGACCTTTTGTCCTTTATAGCATATCTACCTCTTCCTTTATACCCCTTCGGTCTAATACCTCTTATTGAAATCCATTGAAGAATCGCATCCAAAGGAACTTTTGTTACCTTCTTTTTTCTACCTCTGTTTACATAATCAAAGTAATCTAAATATTGAAACTCTATTACGAAATTATCTTCTCCTTGTTGAACAACTTTATAACCCAAAGAATTGTATAATTTACTTGACGCAACTTTGTTCCCCGTTCCTTTCACATCAGGATTACCATATGGATAAATCTTCTCCTTTATCTTTTTCTTCAGATATTTGATAAAGATTTCTCCGAGTTTGTTTGCTGCGTCTTGTGTGAGTTTTAATTTCATAATATTACGGACATCCGCCTTGGAATCCTGCTGGTTGTGGGAATCCACCGATTATGTTCCAAGAACCGAAGTTGTTTGTTGACATATCATTTGTAAACCATCCATTTGGAACAGGTATTGTAAATGCTTGGTCGAGATAAACTTGTTGTGAAGTCATCAGACAAGGCCAGCAAGTTAGAGGAACGCAAGGTCCACACAATCCCAAATCTTGAGCATATACATTGAAGGTATTACCCAATGAATAGTTATTACACGCATTGGATTTTGTTGTACCTGATGCAACCAAGAATGTCAATCCTGTGAATATCAAACTACTTGCGGTAGGTGTCACAGTTGGCGTAACTGTTGGGGTTGCACTCGATGTGATAGATGGAGTAACAGTAGGTGATGCTGTAATTGATGGAGTTAAAGATATTGTTGGAGTGACAGATGGAGTTACTGAAGGTGTAGTTACGAATGAATTGAAAGCTGCTGCACATCTATCAAGAGGCATCATAACTTTAATTCTAAGATTACCACTCCATCCCCCACACAAATCTGAATATTGTTCTAAGAATGGATTACATTCTACAAACTCATCCAAATAATATTTCGCATTAAAACAACCCAAACTATCAGTAACAGATAATCTGAATTGAGAAATGATATCATCTAAAATTTGATTTGTATCTGATAGGACATCGATTTGATTTGTCAAATCTCTGTCCAATATATCCATCACAATGCAATTAAATTCATATTCTGTATATGAACTTCCATTGTCATCAATCATCGTGGTTGCATTTCCTGGTATAACATATAACAATGGGAAGAATGGAGATTCGAATGTTGTATTCTCCATCTTCAATCTACTCTCGGTCCAATAAGATAAATCATCGAGTGCTCCGAATCCAAATGAGTTTATCTGTTTATGATGGTCAGCGAGTAATCTAAAATCATCGTGGAATGTTTTGAAGTTGATTGATTCGTGAACTATCGGAGTTCCTGTGAACACCTCAAATGCTGCCTCACACCTATCAAGTGGGGTCATTGTTTTAATCTTCAATTCAGCATTCCAACCATTCAGTGAATCATCATACTTATCAAGGAATGGAATACAAGGTGTACTCTCATCTAAGTAATAAAAATTATTGAAACAACCAAACTCTGATGTAACAGATAATCTATACTGAGATAAAATATCCTGTAACATTTGTAATGTGTCTGACAGAACATCTACCTGATTTATCAAATCACCCTGTAATAAATCAGCACAGATTAGATTTAGGAACCATTCTTTATATCTAAGTCCATTTGTAACTCTTCCTGGCACAACATATAACAACGGATATATTGGAGATTCGAATGTTGGATTGGGTTGACTATCTCTGAGTTGTGTCCAATATGATAATTGGTCTGTATCTCCCAATCCATAAGAATTTATTTGCTTATGTAGGGACACAGCATATTTCAAATCATCACTTATATTTTTGAAATTGATATATTGATAATTTGGAACAAACATTATTTACGATTTCTGTTTTTTATTTTTTTCCCTATCCACATCAATGAGATACGCAAGGTGATTGAGACAAGCCACAAGGGGTAGGTCAGTAACTTTAGAAATTTCCCAAACCCTGTCTTTGGCGAGATAGGATATCGCGGAATACCAACCCCAATGAGTTGAAAAATTAGAATCGTTTTCAGTATCACCCATTGGAACTTGTTCCTTGAATAGGTCTCCATAAGTGGTGCTAATATTAGACCTGAATTTGCTAAAAAAAAAATTGCTCCTTCCAAATACTTCATTGGTAAATCAGCAAAGATTTCTTTTTGTTTCCTGAAATCTATCTCAGAATAAGTTTTACCTTTTTCCAAATATAAATATGATGCAAGTTCATTTAGGTTATTCAACTTATAACTTTCTTCTTTGTTGAGGAATGTATCTATGTCCACGAATTGTCCAAACGATATGTTATAAATATCAATCATTGAATATTCAACATCTTTGAATTTGATGTTATAGAATACCTCTTTGTTTGCGGCACTGAAATATCTTTCTATTGTCTCTCCTACGATTTTGAATTGGTCTGCGGGTGCTTCCAATATCTGTTCTCTACTTAGTTCTGTTAGTTCACAGATTACTCTGATGTACAATTCTTCTTCTGACAATAGGTCTCTCAACTTCATCACATTTGCATAGTTGAGAATTGTTGGTTCTTTGATTGGATACTTCTTGTCTTTATAGATTATAAATTGTTCCATATTCTTAAATATTTTTTTTTAATTTATCTCACTTTAGTAAACAAAAACACCAGTATTTCTCCCCACCTTCATTTCAAGAACATATCTTATTCCATCAATCAGGTGGTTCATTGAATCTACTGGTTCATCAAGATTATTTCCGTTCTTGTCTGTCTTCCAAATATAACTCTGAAGTTCGTCCTGTAAATTCTTTGAGAATACATCAATGAATAAATCGTGTCTCTTTACCAAATCTATTCCGTGTAATATTGAATTCTTCTTTACGGGTTTTGCATTGATTCCACTCCTTCTCAGTTCTTCTATTGCTTGGGGATTCGCACTATCACAAATAAAGTCATCACTCAAATTTAAATTGAGTGATTTTATTTTGTATATGAAATCAGTGATGGTTACATTTTTGAGATAGAGTAATTCCTTAGCATAGATTTGTTCTCCATACTTATGAACTTGGACCAGTGTTGATGGGTCATTGAACCCAAAGTCGATACCATATCCCAATAGTTTTGCTCCGATTGGTAATTCAAAATAAGGTTGATGATGAGTGAATACCATCTTTGTGGGAACGCCTCTGAGCCCCTCACCAAATACACGCCACAGGTTGGGGTCACGCTCACGGAGTTTGAGAATCTCATCAACTTGAACCTGTGGTAAAAATGGATTGTCCTTATAAGTTATGATATGATAGTCCACATCATCTTGTCCTTCCAAATCATATATCCACGATTTCCATAACGATGGGTTTAAATCAAGTACTGTCAAATCAGATGTTCTTAGCATCAGTTGTGTATATTCATCCCACGATACTTCGGTTGCTTCATTGATGAAAAGATAATCTCTCTTCCTCCCCCTGAGTTTGGTTTCATCATCAATTGAAAACCACTCTATTGTATTTGTTCCGAGTTCATAATATCCATCTACGGAATGCCATTTCTCAGAATCAAATTCTTCAAACATCAATAAGATTTCTTTTAAATCTCTGAGAACACTTCCCTTCAACGCAGGAAGTGTTTTCCTGACAATAGAGAGGGTTTTGTTTTCTTCTTGGAGAAGTTTGTATATGAAAAAAATAAGGATATTATAGGTCTTAGATGCTCTCGAAGACCCTTGAAAAACATTTATCCTTTTTTTCGAGTTCAATAAATCCTCGAATACCCTTGTTGTTTTAATCTTCAAGTTTTTTGCTTTTTCCTGCTTTTCTGATTATGAACTCAGATTCATCACACAGAATTTCTTTATCCATTTCTTGAAATAATGTCAGAATGTATGAATGAACAAATTCCCTCGTATAATCTTCCTGAAGAAATAGGAATGGTTCATAACTGATATAACCCCTCCCTTTAAGTTTCAATGAATCGGGATAATGTTCAATCAATATAAATTTATCTCTGAAATATCCATCTTTGGAATGTCTTGAAAAGAAGTGATTAAACTTCCTTGATAATTTCCTTGTATGTGATTTATAATCTTCGGGATTACTAATTAGATATGTCCCAATCCATAAGGAAACTGTATTGATTGTTCTACCTCTTCTGTTTGAACTTATTTTGTAAACAGCTTTGTCATAGTTGTTAAAAATATGGAATCCATTCTTTGGTGATTTCATATGTTGTTTTTTAGGAATTTTTGTCTGGCTATATTAGCATCGGAAATAGTTTCAAATGTTCCGATGTGTTTTCGTTTACGATTTATATAAATTTTGACTGCAAATTTTCCATTCGGGGTTTGATATACTCCTGGTGATTGACTTTTAAAAAAATGAATGACATTCTCCCTATTAGTAACCCATTCTAAATTGTCAATTTCATTGTTCGTTTTGTTGCCATCTTTATGATTCACTTGTGGTAAATCTTTTGGATTGGGAATAAAATGTTCAGCTACCAATCTATGAATTCTATAATTTTTTTTGAATAAAGAAACACAAGGATATTTTTTTGTATTCAAATATGGTTTGAGAATTTTTTCAGTTTCTGATATGTTCTGTCTAGTATTGATGAATGATTTCACTCTTCCTAAACTACTTATTTGATAGAATCCATCAGTCCCCTGAATATCTTTCCATTGTTCATTATTTTCCACCCTGACCACGATTTTTAGATTTATTTTTTTCTTTTGGTCCTTTGTGTTTCTTTGCTTTTCCACCTTTTCTTTTTCCGAATTGAATCTTTCTTGAATCAGCGGATGATTTAGATTTTGCCATTAAATAATTCTTGTTGAACTGGTTTATTCATTATTTCGTTAGATACATCATAATAAGGTTTATAAATTTCTGAACCTATCCATCTTCTGTTCATTTCCTTAGCTATTCTTGTTGTCGTTGCTGAACCTAAAAATGGGTCATAAACAATATCTCCTTCATTAGTCCAAGTTTGGATGTGTCTTCTACAAATCTCTTGTGGCATAATTGCTGGATGACTATCCGCAGCTTTGAAGGCT